TATCCTGCGTTTGGGTTAGGCTTGTCTTGGCTGGTTTCGCCAGGATTAAAACTCGCGGCTTCGGAGCGGCGCCGTTCGGCCTCCTTCACACGAAGGGATTCGATGTAGCCCTCGGTTCGTTCTTTCTTTTCCCGCTCTATTTGCAGCGCTTGGGCTTCTTGGCTGGCTTTCTCTGAGCGCTGCTTGGCAAACTCCTGCATCCCCTGCGTACCTTGGTAGACGGCGAATAGTGCAGCCAAGGTAACGCCAGCTTTCAATACAGCACGTTCAACGTCCATATTCCGTTCCTCCTCCGATCCTTCGGGCGTACCAGCGCCTAGCAATTTCTTGGGTAATCGCTATCCCGCGTTTGGATTGGCCAAGTTTCGGTTGGCCTCGTCGTATTCGGGACTTGTTTGGCCGCATTCGGGTGCGGTCTGTCCAGTGACAAGCCATAGAGCGTACTGAGGAAACACTTTCACCACTGCCTCGATCTCTGCATCAGAAAGGCGTGCCTTGCCGTTGCGAATGTTTCCCCATCGATACCGATCAATACCGGTCTCTTTTTCAAACCAGACACTTGTTCGCTTGCTATTAAAAAGGCTTATAAGCCGGTCTTTTATCATTCTAAAATGATCTACTTAGTAGCTTGTACTCAGTAAAGCTTGAGGCATAATGTCCCTAGCTTAGTAAGTATTACTTAGTGGTCGGTGGAATGATTATAGGGCAAAAAGCTATGGAACAGTCTGGTGTAGTGGGGTTAACCATCGAAGGCCAAGCCGAACGGATCGTCAGCTTCCGGGAAGCCCCGTTCTGCACGCAGCTTGTGCTGGCCGAAATGATGGGCGTCGAGCAGATCACCGAAGATGTGGTGCGGGGCTGGGTAGAAACCAACACGCTTCCAACCGTGAAGATCGGTCGCCGCCGCGTCATCAACCTGCATCGCATCCGCCGCGACATCGAGCGGGGCAAGTCGGTGTTCTGCCAGGGGGATTACGCCGATGAATAGCCAGCTGAATGGCGACGTAACCCGCACACTGCGGCGCCTGCTCAAGGTCGTTCGGTTGCATCACCTGGACCATCTACAGCATGGCCTCAACGTGGGGCGTTGCTGGGGCTTTATCTCTGCACTTCGCGACGCGGGTCTGATCTCGTTGGAAGAGTCGTTCCGGCTCGATCGTTTGGTCATGTCTGCCACTGAGCACAGCGGTCGTCCCTTTCCGGACGAAGCCAATCTTGGTCCGGTTATGCCTGATCGGGTCTGGCTTGAGCGTAAGGGGTATCTCCAGCCTGCGGTAAAGCCCTCGGCGCAGGTGCCTGCTGATGAGCATTCCGGCGAAGTATCTGCGCCTGCCGCACGCCCCGAACTGCGACTGTTCTGTCTGCTGGTCAAAGGCCGCGATGGCACAACCCGCTCTCTCCCGGTCCACACCATGCGACCAATGCCGCCCCGCGTCGGTCCAGTTGGTCGATGGTCGCTGGCAGGTGACCCCGCGTTCGTTCTGCGCGAAACACGAGCCGAACGCCCGGCCCCCGAAGTACTGGAGCGTTGTGCTCGACACTGGCCGGCCAACGCCCTACGTCCCGATTCACGAACCGTTCGAGTTGGTGGGGTGAGCCATGGTTGATCCAACAGAACAAGCCGATTTCTTCTGGCGCGTTTGCCTGCCCATAGCGCTGCTCGCGATGGTGCTGTTCGGCTTCCCCTGGCTGGGGATGAGGATCAGCGAGCACCGCGCCGGAGCCCCGGTGGATTGCATGCCCGTTAATCCAGCCGCCCCCGAAGCCGAACAGGTCCAGGGCCGCGCTCCCGGCTCGTCGGATCACGCTTCACCGATCCGGCGAACGGAAGCACGGGCGGAGCACACCCTTGACCCTGCACGAACAGGAACAGCCTCCGCTCGGGAGGGCGGGGAGCGCTTTACTCCCCGCGCTCCTGAGCCCTCGGCGGCGAGAGTGGGATGACAAGGGCAAAGCCCTTGGTGTTAACCAACTAGAGAACACGCACAACGCGACCTTTTAACCGGTAGGCCAAGTAACAGATCACCTCGGCGAACTTGCGAGTTCACCGGTTCGGGATCGCTCAGCCTACAGAAAGCAAAGCCGCGCAATAAAGCGCAACTAGAGAGAGGAAACACAAATGGCACGTTCGATCATGGAAGTTGCATTTCTCAGTGCTGAGAAAGTTGAGTTCGACAACGTAAAGCTGGTGAAGCTGTTTGTCGGTGACGAGCCGGACGGCAAACGCGACCTGGGCATTTCCATCCTGTCGATGAATGTCTCCGAAGAGGCCCTGGACGAAGTGTGGGCCGCCTGCGAAGGCCTCGATGTGCTGGAGCCGATCCGCGTCACCACTGAGATCGAGCGCGGTTCCAAGAACACCGGCAAGTTCATCGTCCTGCACGTCGAGCCGGTGAAAGCCGCCGCCGCTCAAGCCGCCAAGCCGACCCAGCCGGCTGCCCACCAGACCGCTAAGCCTTCCGGCACTCAGCCGGAGCCGGCCAAAGCCAACTAAGGGGGAGGGGCGGCCATGTTGATCAGTGACCGAGTGATCTGCGACTGCTGCGGCAATGACATGGGCAAGCTCATGGCGCTGCCCGCGCCGCAAAGCGATCTGCTGCCGGACCTCAGCCTGCCGCCCCATTTCGCCGTCTGCCCGGACTGCGAACCGCTCGAAGAAGCCGCCGACCTCCTTGAGGCCGGTGCATGAATTTCCTCGCCTGTGACGGTGACTGGCTGCAAGGCGCCGATGGCTCGCCCATCTGCTCCGGCTCGCTGGTGGCCCTCACGGTCGAGGAAATGCAGAGCCTCTATGGCGCTGCACTGTCTTGGGAACAGGTCACCGAGCTACAGGGCGAAGCGATTCTGCTGTTCGCCATCGTGTTCGGTTTTCTGGTCCTGAAAAAAGTCCTGTAACTGCGAGGTTTATATGAAGCATTTCATCAAGAAGGTTGGCATCGGCGCTGCCGTTGCTATGTCGGCTGCTGCCGGGTCCGTTTATGCCGCTGTGGGCGCCGAAGCCACCGCGGCGTTGACGGAGGCTGGCACCGATGTCGGCACCGTCGGCACCGCCGTGTTGGGGGTCATCATCGCCGCCATGGCGTTCAAGTACATCCGTCGCGCCCTGTAACCGGGAACCGCGCACTGCATGTGCCGAAGCAAACAAACCCCGCTCCGGCGGGGTTTTCTCTTCAAGGGAAACGCCAATGAGCTACGAACTGTACGTCCTGATCCTTTCCACCCTGGCGTTTTATCTCGTGTTTTTTGGGCGGGTGTGAATATGGATGTCAGGTGTTTTTTTCTCTGGTTTCGGGGTATTAGTGTTTTTACCCTGGCTATGCTTTCGCTTTGCTCGCATGCCGCTTCAACTTATAAATTGTCTATTGCTGATGTTTACGACGTTGAGGCACATCTTGTTTGTTTGCAGACCCCGTTATCATTAGTTGATCCGATAGTAGTTTCCCGTTATGTGAAGCTCCCCGCTACGGAAGTCCGGCCGTCTACTTCTGGCTCCGCTAATGAATGCGTTTTTTTTTATGACGGTAAGGTTGGCGGTGCCAATTATGGCGACAGGTTGGCTTCTGGCCATTCGAGCGGTGTTTTAATTAGAGCTGAAAGATATATTTGTATTGCTGGTGATACTAAAACGATTGGCGTTCCTGTTGGTCGTGATAATAATGGTGAGTATCAGGATTTCGGTTCTTATTACGCTTCTAATCAATGTTTTTCAGGTTGTGATGCGCGATATGTTGGTGGTGACGGCTCTGACGGAGCTTATACGTTACCTGACGACACTGATACATTGGTTTATGAAAATCTGACTTATGAATTAACTGGTTCTGCTTGTTCCGCCTCTAGTGCAGATCCTGTTTTCACGCCCCCCGCGCCTCCATCTCCTGAAGAGCCTGAGCCTGAAGAGCCGGGCGGTGGTGATACAGGCGGTGGCGGCGATACTGGTGGCGGTGATACAGGCGGTGGCGGCGACACCGGTGGCGGCGGTGATACGGGTGGTGGTGGCGATACTGGTGGCGGTGATACGGGCGGTGGCGGTGACACCGGTGGTGGTGGCGATACGGGCGGTGGTGGTGATACCGGTGGCGGTGATGGCGACGGAGATGGCGGCAGCGCTTCGGGAGCCAATTGCGACCAGCAATTAGTATGCACCGGCGATGCTGTCCAGTGCGCCATTCTTCGACAGCAAAAGGCACAGCGTTGCCATGCTGAGGAGCAAGCCGATTTCGGCAAATATAAAACCGATATTGAAGGGCTCTTTCAGGGTGAAGAATTCACTCTTGACGAGGGCTCCGGTTATATACAGCTCCCTTCTTTCGTTTCTCAGGGTGCTCGCTTTCTGCCCGAAGTTTGTCCCGCAGCAGAAAGAGTTGTTTTGCGTATTGGTGGTGGGCGCGCTTTTGAGTTTAGTTATGAGCCCCTTTGTTATGCCGCCAGTAGTCTGAGCGGCTTGTTCGTGGCGGTCGCCACTGTAATTGCCGCGCTCTATGTGGGCCGCTCTGTAGGAGGTCAGTAATGCACTTCATGTTTATTGCTCAGTTGCTCATCATCATTGTCGGTCCGCTGGTGAAGATGGTGCTGCGAATGCTCGGTTGGGGTTTTATCACCTATTACGGTTTCAACGTGATCATGCAGGAGGCACAGGATTATCTATTCGGAAAGATGGGGGATGTAGGACCGGTAATTCAGGGCATTCTTGGGTTGGCTAAGTTCGATGTAGTGGTAAACATTTACTTTGCCGCGATTTCTACGCGTTTCATCCTCGCCGGGATCGACAAGGCGGCTGACATTCGCCGTGCTCAAGTCTGGCGCAAACCGGGCAATACGTCTGGCTCTATCGAAGCATAAGGGGGCGCCGTCATGCTCGTTATCCGCACCGGCAAACCCGGCCACGGCAAGACCCTCAATACCATTCGCGAAGTGGACCAGAGCGCCCACGCCCAAGGCCGCGTCGTCTACTACCACAACATCAACGGCCTCAAGCCCGAACAACTGCAAGCGCAGTGGTTCGAGTTCGAGGAACCGGAAAAGTGGTTCGAGCTACCGGCCGACTCGATCATCGTGGTCGATGAGGCTCAAGGCTGGTTCGGTGCACGCGATCCGCGCGCCCGTCCACCGGAGCACATCACCCGTTTCGAGACCATGCGTCACCAAGGCCACGAAGTGCATTTGGTCACACAAGACCCGCGCTATCTGGACGTGCACCTGCGTCGCCTGTGTAACAGCCATATCCACTACTGGCGCGTATTCAAGTCATCGCAGCTGCTGCGTTTTGAATCAGAAGTGGTGGTGGAAAAGGTCGAGGTGAAAACCAGCTTCAAGGATGCTGAGAAAAAATCGCTTCGGCTCGATAAGCGCTACTTCGGTGCATATACCAGTACGAACGCCAAGCATCACTTTCAGACCAAGGTCCCGACGAAGTTCATCTTGGCGCTGTGCGTCATCATAGTCGCGGCCATCTTGGTCTATCGGGCCTATGGTCGCTTCGAAAGCGAGAAACAGCAGGCCGCTACTGCGCAAACCAGCTCGGAGCAAACCGGCAGCGTGGTCGACCAGGTTAAAAGCTCGGTGGACGCGTTCATTCGTCCAGGCGACAAGTCCGGCCAGCAGTCCGCGCCGATGACGGCTGAGCGATACGCCGCCCTGCGCACGCCTCGCATTCCTGATGTTCCCAGCTCGGCGCCGATTTATGACGAGCTGACCAAGCCTCAAACCTATCCCAAGCTTTCCTGCGTCATGAGTTCCGATCAGGGCTATATCGAGCGCAACCGTAATCGCTATCGAGTCATTCGTGCCGGTGGCAAGGGCTACATGTGCGAGTGCTATTCCCAGCAGGGCACGTGGCACAAAACGTCATTCTCGTTTTGCAAGAACGCCGTCGAGCACGGCTATTTCGACCCCGCGCGGCCCGATCCGAAGCCGCCGCAAGTACCTATACAGGCCGGCAATAGTCAGCCTCGGTCATTCGAGCAGGCAGTTTCCGGGGCCTTGGAAACTGCTCCCAAGGGCACTTCCGTGGTCGTGGTGCCCTATGAGAAGGAACGCTTTCTGTGGTGATGACCGTCAGCGCGTCAGTGGCACGCACGGCGAGGCACGAGCCGGCGTGCCTCGCGCGCTGACGTCCCTGTAGCACGTCAGATAAACCCAACTGAGTAACCAGAGTAATCCAGAGTAAAGGGGAAAGCGGAATGGCGAATAAGGACTTCAAACGAATCGACATCCTGACTGGCTTGGAGGATCTCCAAAGCCGATTGTTCGTTGACCCCGGCACGGCTCGGATAATTGACCTGTCGAACGTTCGTCTGCTCCGTTGCGGCATCGATACCGTTCGCCAGTTGTATCGGGGGCTGATTCGCCCGGAAGTCATGGCGCTGTTCGAGAAACCGGGCGTAATCGTTGAGTTTGCCGGAGAGTACTGGCACACCGGGCGAGTAGGGCGGGACTCGGGCTATCAGTACAAGCTCCAGAATGCTGACCTCGGGTTCATCCTGCTCATCAAGAATTTCAACGCTAAGCTGGAGAACATCGGGCCTCACCTGAAAATTGAGGTCTCACCGCACGCTATTGACGCGTTGTCGCCCGAGCGCCTGCAAGAACGCATGGATTACTACGCAGCCGCTGTGCTGAGTCATCGGGAGCGCAACCAATGCGCCGTTCACCTCGCGCTGGATTTGCAGGGTTGGGCGCCTCCAGCCGATCTGACAGCTCGTCTGCACTGCCGCGCACGTGCGAACCGCGATATCTCTGGCATCAAGGAAATCCAGTGGACCATGGAAGCGGCGACCTATGGTCGAGGTCAGTCCTTCCTGTTCGGCTCCGCTGGTGGTGTCCAGCTCGCGATTTACAACAAGACGCTCCAGGCACGTTCACAGGACAAGCTCGACTTTTGGGAAAGCGTCTGGCGTCGTCGTGATTCCTTCGACCCGACCGACCCCGACAACTACGACCCTGATCAGGACGTATGGCGCATCGAGCTACGCTATCACCACTCCGTCATCCAACAATTTGCCTGCGGCTCGGTGGATCTGCGCTCCGGTCAGGTCATCGAAACGGATAACTATGCGTCCTTTGCTCCTCACTTGGATGGCCTGTGGCGCTATGGCCTAGGCCAATTCAAGCTGCTGGCTCGACCGGGCTATTACGAACCCATCTGGACCCTGATCCGTGAGGATGTTCGGATTGATTTGCCGGTTGATTCCTTGATCGACGATACCGAGTACAAGCGTTACTACAAAACCTCGCGGGGATTCTCCGGCAAGAATGTGGAACTGTTCCTGGGAAACTTCGTAAGCCTGTTGGCACGGGAGCGAGTGGGCGCTAAGCAAGCCTTTGACCGTCTGCGAGAGTGGGAATGCTGGCCTGTCATTCGCGACCATTACGCCTCGAAGGATATGAGCGAGCGCGATCTGTACAAGCACATCAAGAACCTGCTGCAAGAGCGTCATGTTCGGTGGGGGCGTGCCGTATGACGGCAAGGAAGGACGGAAAGACCTGGACTGCTGACTTCTATGAGAATGGAAGAGCAGGGCGGAGAATCCGAAAGAAAGGCTTTCTGACAAAAGCGGCTGCGCAACGCTATGAAACCGAGTTCTTCAACAGTCTGAAAGAAACCGGGCGCCCGTTGGATGATCGGCTATCGGATCTGATCAAGCTCTGGCACCAGCTGCACGGGTGTACGCTCAAGGACGAGAAGACCCGCTTGGCTAGAACCTTGGCGATCGCAGAACGGCTGGGCGATCCTCTCGCCACTGAATTCGACGCGTTGGCTTGGGCGCGCTATCGCCAGCAGCGTTTGAAGGTCGCTTCGCCGCATACGGTTAACCATGAACAGCGCTACCTGTCGGCGGTGTTTTCGGAGCTGCTACGGCTTGGCGCGTGGGTAGGTAAAAATCCACTCGGCAGCATCCGTCAGATCAAGACGGACCAAGTAGAGCTGACATTTCTTTCCTTGCCGCAGATCCGCCAGCTACTCGAAGAGTGCAAGCGATCAACCAACAACCACACGTACCCCGTTGCGCTGCTTTGTTTGGCCACTGGTGCTCGTTGGGATGAGGCCGAAACGCTCGCGCGATCCGCGATCTACGGTGGTAAGGCGCACTTTCACCGGACCAAGAACCGTCAGTCCAGATCGGTGCCGATACCGAAGGACGTTGAAGAGCTGGCATTGAAGCTGGGCATGCCGGGAAACGGTCGGCTGTTCATGTCTTGCCGCTCCGCATTTCGAAGCGCCTACAAACGATGCGGGTTCAACACGCCAGGGCAGATGACCCACATCCTGCGGCACACCTTCGCCAGTCACTACATGATGGCCGGTGGCGACATTCTCAGTCTGCAGCGAATCCTGGGGCACTCGTCGATCACGATGACGATGCGTTACGCGCATCTATCGCCGGATCACCTCGAGTCAGCACTACGGCTCTCTCCGTTGGCTCAAGCAGAGCATGCGGTCACCGCGTGTTGA